GCGAAGAGACGCGATGGTGAACCGGGCTGGATGAAGGCTTTCGCCGCACCTAATGCGCCACCAACCGCATCGCGCGCCGCCCCCGCGAGCCGGCCCGCGGCACCGCGCACGCCGTTGACCATGCCGTCAACGATGGCGCTGCCGATGCTCGTCGCGAGGCTGGCCGCCCAACCGATCGCGTCCGAAAGCACACCACGGATGCCATCCAGCCCATTGCTCGCCGCCGTTTTGATGCCATCCCACGCGGATTGTGCCGCCGATTTGATTCCGTCCCAGACCGACTGCGCCGTCGTCTGGATCGCGTTCAGTGCCGTCTCGATCAGCGATTGGATGCCGTCCCACGCGGATTGCGCCGCGCTCTTGATGCCGTCCCACGCGGTCTGGATCAGCGCCTTGATCGCATCCATCCCCGTGCCGACAATCGCATGCAGCGCGTCCATCCAGACGCCGGCGAGCGTCTGCATCGTGTTCCAGATGCCGGTGACGATGTTCTGCACGTTCTGCCAGGCACCGCCCCAGTCGCCCTGGATCAGATTCATCACGAGGGCAATCGCATTGGAAATGATGTTCAGTTCGTTGCCGATCGTCGCGCTGATGATGGTCCAGACGCCGGAGATGATGTTCTTGATCGCTTCTCCGTGTGCCGTAATGAAGTCGGCGATCGCCTGGAAGTTGTTCTTCACCGTCGTCGCGATCGCCACGACGGTCGGAATGATCTCGGTCGAGATCGTCTGCCACGCCTGCGCCAGCATCGGCAGGACGGTCTTCGCGACCGCCTCGATCGCCGGCACGATCTGATCCCGGAAGAAGGTCTGTACCTGTGCCGCGAACTGCTGGATGGCCGGCAGGCCCACGGCCATGAACCAGGCGCTGAACTGCTGCAGCGCCGGAATGACGTTGGCGCTGATGAAGGCGGCCGCCTGCTGGATCGCGGGGATCAGCGACCCTGTCACCCACGCCGCGAACGCCTGCACGGCCGGGATGACGACGTTGCGAATGAACAGTCCGAGATTGCCGAGCGCCGCCTGGAAGCCGACGATGCCCGGCGCATCCGTCCAGTTGCCCTGGAGCGCCTGCACGAACGTCAGCACGCTATCGCGCACGAACTGGAAGGCCTTGCCGAGCGCGAAGGCAATCGTCTGCAACTTGGTCAGGCCGGCGCCACCGCCCGCGCCTTCGGTCGCGGCCTGGAACGCTTTGATTGCGCCGGGCAACTGCTGATTGAAGGCGACGAGGAGCGGCGTAATCACCGGCAGGATCGCCGCGCCCAACTGCGTCAGCACGCGTACGCCGGTGTTCTTCAGCAACTGGAACTGCGCCGACGCGGTCTGGCTCATCTTCTGATAGGCGGCCTCGGTGCTGCCCGCCCCGTCCGCGTTCTCCTGGAGCGCGGTGCGCACGCTGTCGAGTTCTCCCATCAGGACACGCGCGGCGGTCTGGGCCTGCAGATCGGGGAAAATCTTCTGGATATAGGCGTTGCGCTGCGCCTCGGTCATCGTCCCGAGCCGCGTTTGCAGATCGCCCATCACGTCGGTCACGCTGCGAAACTTGCCCGCTGTGTCCGTGGTGGCGATGCCGAGAGCTTGAAAGCCCTTCGTCGCATCGGGCGTGTGGATCTTCTGGAGCAGGTTTGAAAGGTTATTGATATTCTGCGCGGCCGGCCCGCCCTCTTTCGTCACGCCGACGATCAGCGCGCCCAACTCATCGAAGCCGATGCCCGCGCCCTTCGCGGATTGCGTCACCATGCCGAGGTTCGCCGCGAGTTCCGGACCCGTCACGACACCGGCTTTCACCGTATTGAAAAAGACATCGGAATCATGCGCGGCGTCGCCGACGGATTGCCCGTAGGCGTTCATGATGCCCATCACCGCCGTGCCGAACGTGTTGACATCCGTCTGCGCCGCGGTCGCGCCCTTGCCGAACGTCTCGACGAGTTTGAGGGCGTCTCCCTGCGTGATGTCAATCGAGGAGAAGATGTTGTAGAGCCCGTCCGCGAGCGATTGCGCCGACTGCGGTACGCGCGTACTGATCTCGCCGAGGCTATTGAAGACAGCGGACGTATCAATGTCGGGCTTGATGCTGCTGATATTGGCGACGCTGGTCTGGAGATCCGACGCCATCTTGACGCCAGCGATACCGACGCCGGCGAGGGCCGTGCCGATCAGCGCGGTGCCACCGGAGATGGCCGTGCCGAGGCCGGCCAGCTTGCTGCCGAACCCGGAGATGCCGCTCTCAGCCTGCGAGGTATCTGCGGTGATGACCGCTTTGAGTTCGGCGGCTTGGATTGGCACAGTTCCCTCTTAGCTTCGAAAGCGCGAACCGCTTGCGGTACGGCGCTCCAACTCGGCGCGTGCCTGCGCCTCGACCGATTCGGCGGTGAGCGCGCGATGCACCCAGACCATCGACTCGTCCGCGAGTGAGCGCGGATCGACGCCTAAGTACCGACCCGCGCGAATGACGAGATACCAGAGGGGAGCGCGTCCTGCGAGCCCGCCGGTGACGAGCCAGACCCGGAGGGCGCGCTGGACGCGTTTGGGACGGCAATGTCCGCCCCGATCGCGTCCAGTATCTTCATGAGGATCGGCACCGGCATGTCCAGGAGCGTTCCTTCCGTGATCGGCAGCGGTGCATCGTCGTCGTCAGTCACGTCCCAGTCGGTCACCATGTCGAGCAGCAACTTCACGAGGAATGTGACTTCGGCGCCGCGGTTTTCCGGGTGCTGCTGCACTGCTTCGGCCATCGCGTACATGCGCGGTGTCACGCCAGCGGGTGTATAGCCGAGCGTGAGCTCGCCCGATCCGATGGGGATCGTCACCGTGCGGCGATCCTCGACTAACTGGCTGAGTTTCAAAGTTGACTCCTAGCCCAGACTCGCCTGAGTGTTCACGATGTCAAGATGGATCGCCTTCGCCCAGGTCGGATCGTGGACGAGATCGAGCGTCCATGAGAGCGTGGACAGTCCGTCTTTGTCATCGAATGCCGGCGCGTCCGAGACCTGGAGCGCCATGTCGAGCGAGAAGCCGTAGGCGGCCGTGCCGATCGCGCTCCCCGTCGCCTTCAGGCGCATGTACCGCGTCTGGCCGGCGCGCATCGCCGCGACCAGCGCCATGCCCGCCGCGTCGCGCTCCATCTGCATCTTCACCTGCGGCTTGATTTTCGTCTCATAGGTGGTGGCATACGACGTGTTCGCGCTGTTGATCGCCCAGAGCGGATTGAACCGGTCGGCCATGTCCAACTCAACGGAAAGTGCGCGGAGCAGTTTCGTCGTGCCGAGCGCCGCCGCACTGTTGTCAAGGTAGACATCGAACTGCTGCGGCAGGACGGGAATCAGTGGCAGCGGATTCGGGCCCGCGCCGGCGGCGCCCTGGACAACGCTGACGGGACCGCCGGTGATGCCGGTCGGCGTGATCGTCCAGGCGGGTTGGACGCCGGTGCCGAAGGCGGTGCAGACAATATCGGTCGGCGTCGCGAGGTTGCCACCGACGGCGGTATAGGGGATGGCGTTTGGTGTCGCGGTGTTGAGCGCCGCCTGCACGGTCGTCGCCGTCGCCGTCGCGCCCGTGATCGCTGTCGTGGTGTTCCCGCCTGCCGCAATCGTGAAGGTGCCGCCGGTGACCGCGGCCACGGCGTGCAGGCTCTTGACGTCGTTCACGGACGGCGTCAGCGTCGCCCCCGTCGTCGTCAGCTTGCCCATCAGCGTTCCCTTGAAGGTCGCCTCATCGCGCGTGACGAGGATGTTCAGCGCCCGCGCCACATTCCCCGCAACCGTCTCGGCGCCGACCGATGAGCCGCGCTCGATGGAGAGCGACTTGACGGTATCCGGCGCCGACGAGGCGATGTCGAAGCCCCAGGTGTAGGCGCCCGTCGTGCCGATCTGGACGCCGGGGGTCATCGCGAAGAAGGTCGAGAGGACATAGATGCTCTCGTCGTACGTCAGCGGGCCATCAATCGCCGACTCCGTCCATTCTTTGCCGAGCACGTTGAGCGTGTCGAACTTCGTGCCCATCGGCGCGAACTTCGTGACGGTGCCCTGGATGTCGGGCGCGATCGAGAGCGAGCTGAGGCGCTTCGTCGCTGGGACGAGCGTCCCAATAACACTTTCCACACCACACTGTACTAACTCTGTGACAACAGTTCGCTCCGGCATCTGCGTTCTCCTTGCAAAGCAACTACCCCGCAGACGCGGGCAAGACGAATGTGAGCCATCGGACTATTGGAGGAGGAGGCGAAACATGTGTCCGAGTTCCACGAAGTCCTGGTCCCCGTCCTCGTAGAACTGCACGTATTCGTTTTCCTGCACGGACGAAAGGACCAACCCGCCCGCGACCGTGGCGCTCTTGCGGTGCAGGAGCGTATACATCCGGTTCGCGCCCGCCTCAAGCGCGACGATGGAGTTTTTCGCGTCGATGAGCTTGATGAGATAGAGTGCGTTCGCCATGATGCGCACGCCGGCGACCTCGGAGACGCTGACGGACCCGCCGCCCTGGTTCTGGAAGACGGTTGCCGGCAAGACGGAGCTCTGCGGCGCTTGGACGCGATAGACGCCACCCGGACTCGCGCCCATATAGACGGAATCGCCCTTGAGCGTGCTGGCAATCCACTTCTCGGCCGTGACGATAGTCGACACTATTGCAACCCGCTCTCAAGGTGCGAGAGGCGGCCGATGAAGCGCTGCTGCTCCCGTTCCACCGCCGGCACCATCGCCGGGTGTGCCGCCATGCGCCGCGTGCCGAACTCCTGATAGACCGCGTACTCGACATCCGTCGTCACGGTGTAGGCGCCAGCGCCCGTGCGCGTCGTGTGGATGCTGTCGCGGTACCGCCCGGTGCGGACATGGACGCCCGCCTTCCAGGCATTCTCGACCGCCGCCGCGGACTCCGCGACAATCGGGTCAACGGCCGCGGGCAGGCGCGCGGCGATCTTCGCGAAGTCGTTGCGGATGACCTCGATGCGCACGCCGCTCGGCATGGCTATGCCTCCGCCTTCGCTGCGTCCTCGGCGGGCTCGTCGACCGGCGTTCCGTCCTCGTTTGAGACGACCGAGTAGCCGGCGTACGCGCCGGCTTTCTCCCGCTCGTAATCTTCGACGGTGACCGCGTACTGCTCGTGTGACTCGTCGTGCTCGATGATGACCATCTGCTCCTGTGCCACTAGATGACCTCCTTGCAAATGATCGCGCCGCTGGTGTCGTATGTGCCGTTCGGAATGGTCAGGATCTGGAACCGGCGCGCACCGACGAGGATGCGCTGCTCGGGCGTCACGGTGGTACGGACGGGGATGGTGATCTTGTACAGCGTTTCCGTCTTTTCCACATCGGCGATCACCGCCTCCGCGTCGCCTTGCGTCAGCCCCGCGATGCGGCAGGGCACCGTGGCGGTCGTGGACCAGCCGATCTCTGAGCCACCCGCGCCATCGTCAATGGGCGTGGGGCTCTGGAGTTGCGCCGTGTCGGGCATCGCCCGCTCATCGAGTGCGCGAAACCGCTCCCACCGATCGACGGGGATGTACGGCACAACCATCAGGCAGCCCTCCGTCAGTACATGCGCACGGGCTCCAGTCGCTGGGCTTGCTCGAGACACTGTGCGGCGAGTTGGCTCTCGCGTGCGCTGACCGCCCCGCTAATGGCGCTGTCAACGCGATTCGCGGCCTTCCGCGCTTTGGCACGCCAACATTCCGCGGCGGCCGCCTTCACATCGTAGGTGCCACTGGTGGGGACCGCTGCCGTCCAGGTGATCGTCCCGTCCGCGACAAACGCGGCGGGATTGCTGATCGTCGCGGGCACCACCCAGACCGGCTCCGTATCACCCGAGACACCGGGCAGCACACCCGCCGTGTATCCCGAGTCCCAATCGCTCCAGCCGGAATGGCTGATGGGCGCGTAGGCCCAGCCATTCGGCATCGTGGGCGTGACGAGGATGCCCGCGGGATACGTCGTCGCCGGCTCCCACGTGCGAAAGCCCATCGTCCGCAGGATCGCCGCGTCGATCTCCGCATCGGTGAGGACCGGATCGATGGTCGGCTCGACCAGGGCGGCGACGGCGTCGTGGATGTCGGTGGGCACGCTCATGCGGCTGTCCTATTTCTTCGTGGTCTTTGGGCCCGCGGATCCGGGGGCGTCAGCGGGCGCATCGGCCGGAGCGTCATCGCTTTTCCGCTTTGCCGCGCCGTCATCGGTCAGGCCGTACTTGGCAGCCTCCTCGTCCGTGATTGTGCCGCCAGCGGCAACGACGAGGTACGCGGCGTCGGGGCTATCCTCAGGGACGACTTCTCCGTCGCTATTCGCATACACCGCGGTTTCAGACGTGTACATCGGTGTCTCCTGGGTAGTCTGGCGGATCGTCACCGACCCGCCAGTTCGCGATTGCTCATGTTTCCCGAGTGGGTCGCGGACGCTAGACGCGGGCCCGTGCCAAAGGCGGGGACTCACGTCTGCGATCCTACGCTTACCCACGTGGACGTCGTCGTGCCGTTTGTGGCTGTGCAAATATAGAGCTTCCCCCCGGTCGTGTCGGTATACCGGTCACCAACGGCACACGTACCCGCGAGCGCATTGGCGGCCGGCGCACCCGCCGCGGTGAAGTCCGCAACGCCGGCGCCGGTCGTCTTCGCGCTCATGCGCTGGCGCGATCCGGGCTGCGTGTTCGGCGCATTGGCAGGCATATAGGACATGCAACGCTCCTTTCAGGAGATGAGCTGCTTAGTATCGCACAACTAACTAGGGAAGACCTGTCACCGTACAGAACGCGAGCGGCCTATATACTGCCAGAGCAAGTCTCTCTTCTGCCCTGATTGTTATCAGATTTTTCACGAAATCGTCCACGTTCGAGTTCGTCGTCTCGACGGTGATGCCCTGGCGACGGAAGACCTGCGCGCCCAGTTTGAAGGCGCCAACGAAGGCCGTGTGCTGGGTCTGCGCGACGGTGGCGACCACCGGCAAGCCCCAGAGACGATTCGGACCGGCGTCGGCGGGATGACCCCAGATGTAGATCCCGTCCGCGGTCTTGAGCAACTTGACGTTCTGCCAGTCGAGCGGATTGAAGACAACCCCATCGGCCTGGAAGAACCCGACGGCCGCGATCTTGGTGATCGCCTTGAAGACGGCGTCGGGAATCGGATCGGTGCCGAGGGCTTGCGTTTGAATGCCCGAGGTCGTCTCGATGCCCTGGATGTTCGGCGGGGTGCCGTTCCCGAGGAGGATCTGCGCCTCCTCCTGCTGCCCGACCATGAAGCGGATGCGGTTATCGACGTAGTCGCGGATGACGGGGAAGTCCGCGAACATCTCGTCGGTAACCTTCGCGGTCACGGCGATCTTGCGCACGGGCGCGTCCACCTCGGAGGTGTCGAAGGCTGCTTCCGGCTTCGTATTCCCCTCAGCGACGGTGGTGGCCGCATTGGTGTAGGTGTCTTCACGGACATAGCGAATCGTGTTCATCGTGGTC